CGACTTACACCGTGTCAGCTGACACTGCACCCCCGGGAAATCCGGGTAAGCAGGTTGCAGTAACAGCGTTGGGTGGAACACAGGCTGGGGTTACTACCCATTCTGTGGCTTCTCCCTTCACCGGGAACTTCACTCGTCCGGCTACCCTTCGTGTATTGGGTACGCCGAATCCTGTGACCGGTGTTGTCAATTTGATCCCTACCAACACGTATAAGTCGATCACGCGAAAGGGCGTGTTGCCCCTCGCTGGTCAACCCTACAAGGTCATGAATATCACGACCGAGATGGACGTGCCGGCAGGCGCCGATGTGGCGGATCCGCAGAATATTCGTGCGGCTCTTTCGTTTCACATCGGTGCTCTTACTCAGCAGTCTGCTGGGTTTGGGGATTTGGCCGTTAATGGTGTCCTCTAACATATGGACATCAGTTTCGACCTTGAGACTCTTCTCCTCTCTCGTGATTTTCGAGTGAAACTCAACAAGAGTTTGGAAGATCTTGGTTATCGTATCCACGTCGCTCTAATTGACCAGGAGAATCGTTTGGTACCGGGTGATTCTATCGGTATCACGCCTTTCCCTGGTGAACGGAACGGACCGGTGCAGCCCTCCTTCGACGACTAATCATCGTCAGTAGGTACTCCTCGTTAAAAGAGGAGGATATGGGCTTTCCAAGAACCCTAGTAATGGGGTGTCTTACTTATTGACTGGAGATCCACCATGCGTATTAACGCTGATGTTCTTTACTCCGCTCTACTTGCCGATCTTGGCGACGTAATTGACCCATCACAAGTTGGATGGGCTGTTGACTCTACCAGTAAGGAGGTTGCTTCTTTCCTCCTTAGGGATTCTCTGCTCAAAAAGTTTAATGAGGCAGATAAGCCCAGCGAAACAGCATGTCAAGCCGCTTTAAAGAAATTTCTTGCGGTCAACGACAGGTGTGCTAGCTGGTCCCTGGTTTTAGAGTTCACGTCGGATGAGGAACTTATAAACTCTGTTAAAGCTGAGTTGTATAAGTTCTGGTACGTCGATGGGGCTACGCCCCTCATCTCTGATCTTCGAGAGTGTTATCTCGAAGGTAGGGCCGGACCGGGTGCCAGTATATCGGCTCGCGGCGAGGATTTCTACACTAAGATGTTCGACTCACCTTTATCATCCACAAGAGGGCTCCCGGA